GGTGCACAAGGTGAAGCTTTTTTCCTATTAATTATATATATTTATTTTATATATATATATAATAGGAAAAATACACCCAGATGTGCACCTGTGCACCCAAAATAAGGAGGTGGTTATAAATGCCAATATCAAACAAACTTTGGGGACAATTCAAGGAGAGCGATTATACATTGGAGCAGTGGCACCGGGCATGCCTAATTCATTTGCATGATGGCGAGCCGGCCAGCAAAGCCCAATGCAAACTACCGGTACGTGAGCCTGATGGCGCGCTTAATAGAAATGGCGTTCATGCCGCTGCGGCGGCATTGGCTGGGGCACGTGGCGGGGTGGATGCGCCATTAGCTGAAAAAAGGAAAGCTGCCAGAAAATTGCTAACGCTATATCGTGAATTAGAGGAAGAGGTGCCGGCTAGTATCCAAAGGTTGGCAGGCTAATTTGGTAAAATAATATAATTTTATTAATACCAAAAAATATGATATAATATAATAAAGGATGAGATTACGGCAACATGCGCCGGTTAAGCATGGATGATAAAGGAGATTAATAAAATGTCTGAATTAAAGCCTATAGATTTACAGTTATTTGCAGATGGCGGGGACGACGCCGGCCAGGTTACAAACCAAACAGGAGGCGGGGATACCAACGCAGGAAAGACTTTCACGCAGGAAGATGTTGACAGGATTATCAATGAGCGTCTTGCGCGCGAAAGGGAAAAATATAAAGATTATGGCAATCTAAAAAAGGCGGCAGAAGAATTGCAAGCGTTGAAAGAAAGTCAAATGTCCGAGCAGGAAAAGCTGCAGGCAAAATTGGCGGAATATGAAAAAACTGTAGCTGATAAAGAGTTGGAGCTTGCTGCTATAAAAGCGGATACGCTAAAGCAAAAAGTATTAGCTGATATGGGTTTACCGCTAAACTTGGCAACTAGAATATTCGGCACCTCAGAAGAGGAGATTAAAAAAGACGCCGAAGAATTAAAAGCTGTACTGAATATCCAGAGCAAGCCAATTGGCAGCGGTACAAACCCGGCAAGCGGCTCAGGCGTACCAGTTTTTACGCGCGAGCAAATAAAAAGTATGACGCCTGATGAAATTAATGCAAATTGGGATGCTATCAGCAAAATGATGGCAGAAGGAAAAATATAATTAAGGAGGTTATATTAAATGTCAATAGATAGGTTTATCCCAGAGGTCTGGAGTGCAAGACTATTAGAAAATCTACGAAAAAATCTTGTGTTTGGCCAAACGGGAATAGTAAACAGAGACTATGAAGGCGAAATAACACAAATGGGTGATACTGTTAGAATAAACAGTATTGGCCCGGTAACTATAGGCACATATACAAAAAATACTAACATCGGGGACCCTGAAACTTTAACTGATGAGCAAACAACGCTGGTAATCGACCAAGCAAAATACTTTAATTTCCAAGTGGATGATATCGATAAAGCACAGCAGAATCCTAAAATAATGGATGACGCTATGCGCGAAGCGGCTTACGGTTTACGTGACGTTGCAGACCAGTATATCGCGAATGAGATATATGTAAATGCAGTAGCTGGAAACGTGTTAGGCAGTGATACAACGCCGATAGTACCTACAAAAGATACTGCATATGAGCTGTTGGTAGACTTAGGCGTTATATTGACTGATGCGAATGTACCGTTGGAAAATCGTTGGATAGTTGTTCCGCCTTGGTTTTATGGTTTATTGCTCAAAGATGATAGGTTTGTAGATGCAAGCAAAGCTGGTACTACAGCAGGTTTGCGAAATGGTCAAGTAGGCGATGCTGCGGGTTTTACCGTTTTGCAGTCGCCTAATGTACCGAATGTAGCCGGCGCGCAGTATAAAATTATAGCTGGTCATCCAATGGCTTTCAGCTATGCGGAACAAATTAATAGCGTGGAAGCGTACAGACCGGAAAAGCGCTTTGCGGACGCAGTCAAAGGTTTGCATTTATACGGCGGTAAGTTAATAAGACCGGAAGCCGTGGCGGTATTAATAGCAAACAAGGCGTGATAACGCATGTGGATAAAAAATAAAAAAACAAATTTAACCTGGGAGGTAGATAGTGAACTAGCTAAAAAGCTAGTTCACTATAAAGACTTTGAGGGGGTGGCGAAACCGTGTCAATCACCGTCGGAACAAACAGCTACATCGATATCGCCGGAGCAGACGAATACTTTAGCGCCAGACTTCATGCCGACGCCTGGGCAAACGCCAGCGCCGATGACAAAGAAAAGGCGCTCAAGCAAGCGACAAAAATAATAGACCGGCAATTATTTAAAGGCAGACCGGTTGACTTAAGCCAGCCTCTTGCCTTTCCAAGATGTTATCTGGCGCCAGGCGCTCCAGCGTCTCAGTATCGCTTTGATATACTGCCCGGCTGGTGGTGTGAAACTGATGTGCCGCAAGCAGTGAAAGACGCTTGCTGTGAAGAAGCCTTGGCATTAATCGAAGCCGACAGCGAACGCGCTAAATTAATCCAAGACGGCGTAATAAGTTTTAGCATTGGCGACCTATCCGAGACGTATAGACCGAACGCCATGCGCGGCCTCCATTCATTGGAAGCGCAAGAATATATGCGGCCATATATAGCTGGAGCGGCGGCGATACTATGAAAGGTTATTTTAATCAAACGGCGTTGTGGCAAAGAATTACAGGTTATAATGACTATGGAGAGCCTATTTTTTCCAGCACATTAATTAAGGTGCGCTGGGAGGAAAGGCAACAAATAACGCGCGATAAATACGGCGAGAACGTAGTATCCGAAGCGCGGGCATTTTGTACGGAGCCGGTGCAGATAGGCGATAGGCTGATTTACAATGACCAAGAATGGACAGTTATTAACGTCCGTGATGGCGTGGGATTAAATGGAAACGTTGTTTTTAGGGAGGTGCTATGCTGATGAAACTGAACTGGTACGGTGCGCAAGTCAATGCGACCGCTAAAGCGGCGGCAAAACGCGGGCTAAGAAAATGCGCGGCCGACCTGCAACAAAAAAGCGCGGCCGAGGCACCGATCCATAACGGCGACCTGCGCGCAAACTGCTCCGTAACACCTTTTCATGAGACGGCCAACACCGTATCGTTGAAAGTAGGTTATGATTTGCCATATGCTGTTAAACAGCATGAAAATTTACTATACAGACATCCGATGGGCGGCAAGGCCAAATATTTGGAGGATCCATTTAACGCTAACAAGGCCAAGTATCGGGTTTTTGTCGCGCAAGCAATAGATGAGGGGTTATCAAAATGATGTTAGATGATATCGCGGATTACTTACAAAACGTGGCAACACCGATTTACAAAGGTACCATGCCGGACACGCCGGATGATTGTATCGGGCTTTTTGAGTACGCGGGCGAGCCTATTAGCCTAGATTGGCGCGGCGAAAGCCCAAACTTACAAGTTATGGTAAGAAATAAGTCATATGAGCAAGGACGGCTGATAATAGCCAACATCCAGCAGGCACTTCATGGAATTAACAACATGGATATAAATGGAACGCGCTATTTATTAATACGCGCGCTCCAAAGTCCGGAGCACCTAGGGCGAGACGAAAGCAACAGGTGCGAATTCGTACAAAACTTTCAAGTAATTAAGGAGGTAAAATTATCATGATAATGACGGGAATGGGAACCAAATTCCAGATAGAAGGCTCTACAACTGGCACGTTTGTCGACGTGGGCAGTGTAGCGTCAATAACGCCGCCGCAGCTTTCAAGGGATACCGTAGAAGTCTCCAGTTTGGACCCGGGTGATGGGTATAAACAATATCTGGTAGGGCTCAAAGATGGCGGCGAGGTTACAGTTACTGTAAACTTTGACACAGCAGACGCGGGGCAAACAGCTTTATATAATGCGTACGAGGACGGCGAAAGCCACAACTTTAAAATAGTATTTCCTGACGCGTCCAACTGGACATTTGCAGGTTATATAACCGGATATGCGCCGGCCGACGTGGCGCCAGCCGATGTTATGCAGGTGGCTGTTACCATCCGCACCAGCGGCAAACCGGCATTCGCAACAGTATAATGGGAGGTAAAACATGGGATTATTAAAGAAGGACGATATATTAAACGCGCAGGATTTGCCGTTTAAGGACGTAGACGTGCCGCAATGGGGCGGCACCGTACGCATTCGGGCGTTAAACAGCGCCGAGCGCGACGCGTTCGAGCAGAGTATAACGCAATTTCGCGGGAACGACGTAGACCTAAAAATGAACAACATCCGCGCGAAGTTAGTCGCCATGGCGGCGATAGATGAAGAGGGTAACAAGCTTTTCACGTTGCAGGAAGCAGAGAAACTGGGAAAGAAATCCGCGGTTGTCATGGATAAGCTATTTCAAGTAGCGCAAGAGTTGTCCGGGATGCGCCAACAGGACTTGGATGACGCTATAAAAAACTAATAGAAAGGCCGGCGCGAAGGTTTTACTTCCGCTTGGCCTTAGCTTTAGGAATGACGGTAAAAGAGCTTTTGGAAAGAGTTGACAGTAAAGAGCTGACGGAGTGGATGGCATATTATACATTAGAGCCGTTCGGCCAGCCGGCGGATGATTTGCGCATGGGAATAATCGCCAGCACCGAGGCAAACGCACACCGCGATCCAAAACGGAAAGCTTTTACACCGAATGATTTTATTCCAGATTATAGCAAAAAACATCAAAGTATAGAAGAGCAAAAAACGCTGGTCATGCAATGGAACACGTTGCTTGGCGGCGATATAAAGGAGGCGAGCGAATGAAGGCAGGCGAGCTCTATGTTGACATGGGGCTTAACATGGGTAAATTTACCAGCGCATTGGGGGCGGCTCAAGCGGCGGCCAAAAGCACTGGTGGCATAATACGAAACGCGCTAAGCGTTACCATAGGCATGGGGGCTTTTCAAGCCTTAAAAACGGGGTTTGATAGTACTATTAAATCTGCCATAAACTTCAATTCGATGATAGAAAACGCCTCCATCGGATTTGAAACCATGCTCGGGAGCGCGGAGGAGGCGCAATCCTTCATCGAGGACATGGGGGATTTTGCCGCTACTACACCGTTTGAGTATCCGGAGTTGCTAGAAACATCCCAGCGGCTTATGGCTGTTGGTTTTGCGGCGGAGGACGTCATGCCCACCTTGAAAGCCGTGGGCGACGCGGCCGCGGGGCTTGGAAAAAGTTCAGAGGCTATAAATCTGATGACCACTGCTTTGGGTCAAATGAAACTGGCGGGACGCGTCAACGCGCAAGACATGATGCAGTTAACCAGCCAAGGCATTCCGGCATGGCAGATATTGGCCGATGCTGCTGGAAAGACCACTGCCGAAATCCGTAAAATGTCGGAGCAGGGGTTAATTCCGGCTGATTGGGCTGTTCAGGAACTCATAAAAGGCATGGAACGAAACTTCCCAGACATGATGAAGAAAATGGAAAATACGTGGCAAGGGAACATATCCACCATAAAAGATACGTGGACACAGATGCTGGGAGCCATGACGAACGACCTATTCACATCCATAAATGGGTGGCTAACAGGCGTTAAAAACTTTGCCGTGGAATTTTATAACATTTATAAAGAGCAAGGACTGGAGCAAGCCGTCTCGCAAATGATAAGCCCGGAATTTGCTAACACGATGACGCAAGTAACAGATGCGTTAAAAGCCTTTGGCAATGCTATCCAGTCTGTAATAGATTTTGTAAAAACTAATTGGAATATTTTTGAGCCGCTGCTAAAGGTTGTTGTGTTTTTAGTGATGGCCATTCAACTGGCAACTAAAGTAATTATACCACTAATTGGAATTGTTATGAAAGTTGTGGGATGGGTTAAGAATTTAATATTTGCCTTTCAGGCGGTTGCCGGAGGCGCGGCCACATTCGCCGAAGCGTTAGGACTTATCAGCAATCCTGCGGGCTGGGTGGTTGCAATTATAGTTGCTATTATCGGTGTTGTAGGATTACTTATCAAATATTGGGAATATGTTAAAACGGCAGGAGTAGCAGCATGGCAATATATAAGCGCCGGAGCTATGCGAACAGCCGGTGTTATAGCGGCCGTTGTAGGCTATATCGTCAAAGCCGTATCTTTTTTAATTCCGGCATGGCGCGGCGCGGCCGATAGCATATTAGCAACCGGAAAAAGCTGGATAGATGCAGCAGACGCGCAATTGCAGCTAGCAAATACAACCGTGCGGAGCTTGGCCTATATTGGAAGCAATAACAAGGCACAAAAGGAGCTCACGGACACGCTAGATAACAACGCTAAAGTTACAAAGAACGTCGCGGCCACGTCCATTGACGCGGCGAATGGCCAACAAAAACTGGCGAAAGCGGCTAAAACAGCACAGAAGGCCGCGCAAGGTAGCCTGCTATCCTTTGACGAACTCCATACGCTCCAACAAGAGCTGGCCGCGAATGTACCAACTGGCATAGGCGTGCCGGCACAACCGATGCCAGTTGTAGGCGGCGGAGGCGGTGGTGCACCTGTAGGCGGAACAGCGCCTGCGGCAGATACTATCGCGCCGGGCGTAGATTTTAGCAAAACCAAAAAAGATACAGGCGGATTTATTAATTGGCTCAAAAAGACATGGAAATCCTTCACCAACTGGGCTGGAAAGCTTTGGGATACCGTTAAAAAGTCATGGAATGATTTTTGGGATTGGGTAGAACGTACGTACACATGGGAGAACGTTAAAAAGGTATGGAATGATTTTTGGGCTTGGGTAGGCCGGACGTTCACATGGGATAACATTAAAAAGACATGGGGCAACTTTAAAAACTGGGCTGGAGATTTTTGGGAAACCACCAAAGAACATTGGCGCACATTCTGGGGTTGGGTTAACACCTTCCTAGAATGGAGTGGTATAAAAAGTAAATGGGAGGATTTTAAAGTTTGGGCTGGAAAGCTTTGGGATTCCGTAGAAACAAAATGGGACGATTTTTGGGATTGGGTAGGAAAGACTTTCAGCTGGGATAATATACAAAAGAAATGGAAGGATTTCCAAAGTTGGGCAGAAAAACTTTGGCCGGATGCCCAAAGTAACTGGAGCGACTTCTGGTCTTGGGTAGGCCGCACATTTACATGGAAGAATATCCAAGCACAATGGAAAAACTTCCAAGGTTGGATTGGTAACTTTTGGCCGCAAGGGGGCTGGAGCAATTTCTGGTCTTGGGTAGGCCGTACGTTTACATGGAAGAATATCCAAGCCCAATGGAAAAACTTCCAAGGTTGGGTAACCAATTTATGGAACGGCGTCGGGGCGACATGGAACAGAGTATGGAAAGGAATAGCGAACACGGTTATCCGATTTGTAAACGGCATAATAGCTGCTATAAATAAAATGATTAGCGCCATAAATAGCATTAGCATAACAATTCCCAGCGGCGTGCCGTGGGTAGGCAGTCGACATATTGGATTTAATTTGCGCACCATCGGCCACGTGCCGTATTTGGCCAAGGGCGGTATTGTTACCGCGCCAACGCTGGCCGTGCTGGGAGAAGCTGGAACAGAGGCCGTTGTGCCACTGTCCAAGAATAACGAGTTTACCGAAGGCATACAAGACGCAGTATATAATGCCATACGCGAGGCCATGAATACGAACGCGGGGCAACCAATAGAATTAACTGTAAATATTGGAAGCTCGACGGTTTATAAAGATATTATAAACGGAATAAATGCCGTCCAGCGACAAGCTGGAAAAACGTTGATAACAGTATAGAGGTGATAAAATGGCAATATTAGTAATTGACGGTGTAGCCGTTAAATCTCCTAAAGTTTTACAAGTTGATTTATACGACGTAGATGCGGAAGCGTATAGGAATACATTAGGTGGTACTATACGCGACCGCGTCGCGGTAAAACGAAAACTGAACTGCGAATGGGCGCCATTAACCATGGCAGAGATTTCCCAGATACTAAAGGCCGCGCAAGAGGAATTTTGCTCAGTAACATATCCGGATCCATTCGAGGGCGCGGTGTTAACAAAGACCTTCTATGCCGGGGACAGGTCGGCACCTATATATTGGAAAAACCCAGAAACCGGCGAATATTTGTGGGAAGGCCTAAAGATGGCCTTCATTGAGAGGTGATATCTTGGAAAATGTAAGCAGCGGATTTGAAACCGCAATAAATCAACCGGGTAGGCAAATAAGCAGTTATATAGCGATTGATAACGGTATTACAAATAACCCGACATTTACACGCAATAGCATTGCTTATACGTCGGACGGTAGTGTGCAGGTTGCCGCAAATACGCCACGGTTTGAGGCCGGTAAGTTTGGCAAAGCGATACTGATTGAAGAAGGTACGACAAACTTAGCCACAAACGTAAAAGACTTTACAGCATGGGCGAAAAACCAAGTAACCGTTACGGCCGATGCCGCGGTAGCGCCTGATGGAACGTTAACTGCTGATAAGATAGTATGCACCGGTGGTAGCGGCCCATATGTGAGGCAAAGATATAATCTCGGGCAAGCTCTAGGCGGCAAGACCTTCACATGGAGTGTATGGGCATGGACGGATGACGGGCAACCGACAGAAATGACATTATATTTATACGATAGTACCGTAACATATGTTAAAGCTCAAACTTTTGTGCTAACTACTACTCCACAAAGATATACACTAACATACACGTTTCCTACAGCTTGCAGCGCCACCAGTTTAAAT